ACGTCACCATTACCAATACCTCTAACGGCATCAGCAGTCATTACAAATTCGTTTTTAGATAACATAGCAGGGACATCATCGGCTCTTTCTTTAATTCCGACTGGAACAAATCCACCTGTTTGTCTATAGTCTCTCTCGGCTACTCCAGCATTGTTTTTTCTCATTTGACCTGTAGGTACTTTAGCTTCCATAATACCGCCTTCAGCCTTCATTTGAATTCCAAAATCTCTTTCTAACTCTAGGTCTATAAAAGAAACATCTTCGTCTTTAGAAAGTAAATAGTCTCTTTCTAGCATTAACTGTGCTACTCTATTAGAAGAACCTGTTCCATATTTAAGACCTATTCTTCCCCCGTCTTTTTTACCTAGACCCGTAACAGCAATTTGTTTTAATACTGCTGCATCTTCTGGATAGTCTCCAGGGTTTTTTAAAATTCTATATAATTGAGGCATTGTAAAAGATCTATCAGATCCTCCAGCACCCCCTAATTTTTTAAATAAATAACTTTTTTCTTGTGAACTAAATCCGGGTGTGTAAGCCATTAACATATCTTCCTCTTCATCACCACCTGCATCTACTTCCACAGATAACATTTCCATAAGGCCACTTCCTTCCCCTTCTTCTGGTGAACCGAATCTTCTGTTTATTCTACCACCATCTTTTTGACCACCAAAGAAATTAGTTAAGTAACCTGCGTACTCCTCTTTTTTCTCTGCTCTTTGAGCTTCATTGTATTCTTCTTCGGTCAACTCCACTCCAGCATTATTTGCTAAGGCTAAAGCTTCTGCATATGACCCAGCGAAAGTTGCTGCTCCCAATACTGCTGCTTTGTCAATCATGGTTCCACCTTTACCGTCTGGTTTTGTAAACATAGCTTTACCAAATTTCTTACCTAACTCTAAAGCTTTATTACCTACTTCTTTATAATCAAAATTTTGAACCTTATCTGCTGCAGCTTTAAATAAATTAAATTCTTGTGACGCTGCTTGTTTAACATCACCTACTAAAGCCATGTCGGAAGCGTCTACTAATGCATTGGTTGCATTACCCCCTGTTAATCCTTCATCAAACAATCCTATGCTGTCTGCGTTAACAGCTCTTCCTTCAGCAGCTATTTGTTCTGCTATACTAGCGTCACCTGTAGTTCCAGTTCCTATACCTTGAACAGGGTCAGTTCCTCGGTTCGAGAAAAACTTACCAAGACCAGTCTCTGTTCCTAAAGGGGAACTAAATCCTGCTGTAAATCCACTAGGTGTAAAGGCACCACTTGTAAAAGGATTACCTTGGAAACCTGCGCCACCTGCGTATCTTGCTAACTGACCACCACCGTAATTCATAGCTCCAGATTTTAAACCTGCGCTAATACTTCCTGTTTGATCAAAGGTACCTATACCCGACATTGCTGCTGCAATTGCTGGGTTAAAAGGTGCAACAAACGGTGCAGCTTTAACTGCAATATCTGCTACTTCATTGGGTATAATTTTTCTAACGAATTTTTTAAGTGAACTTCCTAAGCCAAAATTTTCTCTTGGTGTAACTTCCATAATTCCACCGTCTGCTCTTAGTTGTCTGTTCATTAAAGATCTAGATATTGCCATAATTTAAATATATTTATATTGTTAAGCAGGCATCGAAATCCTGTAATACGGTACTTTATTTGATTTTTTTGGTATCGTCAACTGGTTTTACAGGTCGTGTAGCTTGCCACAAATCATCTCTAAAACGACCTTTATATTGATGGTCTCCGACATGAGTAATATAGTCATCTATGTAACCATACACCTTACCTCCTATATCTGCCCATCTTTGACAAAAACCAAAGTCTTCTCCAAAATAACGTTTAGTTTTAATATCATGCAAAGTGTCAAAAAGATTATACATATTGTCTTTCTTGACTTCTTTACCGTTGATAATAGTAGGTTGAAAAATTTCTAGTTCAGGGTAAGCCTTAATCATTTTATCCAACACTTCTCTTTTAATCAACATACACCCAGTAGGAGCATGAGTAAGTTCTATGACCCCTTCATCTACTGTTATTGAGTGTGGATCTTTTATTTTAACAGGGAAAGTATACCCCGCTGTAGCTAGTTCTTCAGCTTTGGTAACAGCATTTTCTTTTACAGTAGTTCTTCTCCACATTTTATCCCAATTTAAATCCTTCATAGGATAAGGACAGGATATAATATCTTTATCTTTTTCAAGCATTTTAAAAATAGTTTCTGCTTCAAAATCTATATCCGAATCTATAAACAATAAATGAGTGTAATTTTCAGGACCGTTTAACATTTCAGCTACACATAAGTTTCGTCCTTGTGTTACTAATGAGGATTTCAATAAAGTAAAACTAACTTGTATTTTTTTTTGCCAACACTCCATTTGAAATTTTAAAACCGCTTGAGTGTAGTGCATAGAAACATCGCTATGACAAGGAGTACATACCATGATTTTATGGGGAGAACGTTCTAAATTTATTTCTATAACTTCTGTGTTTGATCCTACTTTGTTTGTTTTTATCGTTTGATAAGTATCTGCATTAGGCGTAGTAATTTTATCTTCATTAAACCATATAGGTTCATTAGGCTTTCGCATGTTGTATTGCTCCTTCTAAAAATTTAGTCCAAGAAGAAGCTTGCTTAGGCCACCCGTAATAAATTTTTGCATAACTCGATTGAGAATCGAGATGATTAATAATACTTTGGTCATGTATAGTTTTAGCTGCTGCTTCTATACCATAAGCAAATTTCTCAGCTAATCCTCTGTAATTTTCATCATAGGGTATATACATTGGAAATTCTGCACCAGTCTCAAATAGAGCTCCATAGTTCGTAGTAATACAATACAGGCCCGCTGCCATAGATTCTAATAAAGATATACAAGAAGTTTCTTCAAAGATACTTGGGTAAACATACATGTTATAATTATGCAAGTTATCTAAAATATAATCGTTGGGTTTGTATCCAATGTAATTAACGTTAGGTAGATTTCTTGCTTGTTCATATAAAGACTCATAGTTCTTCTCATTATTATCATAAAAATTTTTACCATATACTTCTGTGGAAGAGTAAACATCTAAAGTAATTAAAGGGTTTTTAACAAGTTGCATTGCACCTAATAAAACTGAAAGTCCTCGCCAAGGTGTGTTTTGATGTATAATTTTAAGAGGCTGTCCTTGTTTGTAAGGAGCAGCTTGTTTGATATCTTTACCTAAACCATTTTTTATTACAATGCATTTATAGTTAGGTAGATTGTACATCATTCTAAATTTCTCATGACTCCAATGAGAGTTAAATACATACCAATCATATTTATCATGATTAGATTTGTCACTCATCCAGGGAGCAATATTAGGTTGGTCGTATGAATTTTTTTGCCAAAGTATGTTTAACTTTGTTGGATGTAATGGAATTTTCTCAGGGACAGATGTAGTGATTTGAACTTGATCTAATAATTTTGGATCAACGTATTTTTTTAAATACTCAAATTGAAGTTCTGTTCCGCCTTTAGGATTTTGGTTTGTCATTATTTTGATTCATTACTTTCTGTAAAACGTTTAGTCCTTTCGGTGATACATGAACTGTCAAATCTTGAGCAACATGTTCTGCTACTGTTTCAGTATTTGGATCAGCTATATCAGCGTCTTTCTCTGCTTCGTCTTTATATATTTTATTAGTTCTAGTATTTCTTAGAACTATTACTGTCGTACAATCTATTTTTAATATGTCTTTATCCATTTTGTTGTGACCTATTTATTAAAGCATAACTAACAATACCTGATATTTCATTTGCTGTTCCTGCTTTCATTTTTATAGCATCTCCTGCTTCTAAATTCAAGGTATTTGTTAACATATTAACTGTGGCTTTATTTAGTGCCTCATGGGATATTTGTACATCTGCACCTGCCCCATTTTTTCTAATAAATAAATCAGTATCAACAGCACTGGCAGTGTCATGTACTGCTTGAACTGTTTTAACTATTGCAACAGAAGACGTATTAACAGTCAATACTGTTGTAATATTAGTTGTTGTTAAATTAAAAGTTTCGTTTTTATATTGTATAGTCATTAGGATAAAAAATAATTGTATGTATCTTGTTCTTCTTTTAAATCGTTTTGAAATGAAAAGTTAAGTTGGTCTTTTACAGTTGCCAAAGATTCTAAAATTTGTCTTTGATTTTCTATTTCATATTCTTGTTTAGGTTCAGGTATGTATGCAGTTACTTTAGCCATTATCTTCTACCATCGGGTTTTGCATCTAATCTTAATGTACCATAACGCCATGTCTCACCTACAGCATCATTTTCTATTTGAATTGATACAAATCTTGCTCTTGCACGAGTATCTATTTTATCAGTAGTAGTGGTAATTGTAAAAGGTCCTAAAGAAGAACTCACTGCTGCTTCACTAGGATAGTCATTCAAAAATAAAGTTATTTTTGAATTACCGGTTAATATTTTAAAATCTGGTATAAACCTTTTAACGGACATTATATATTCTCCGTCACCTGTAAAATCCGCTACATTATTATTATTAGTTATCTCAAAATCTCCAGATAAAATAAAAGCATCAATTGAAGTTGTACCACTACTATTGACTTGATCGGTTCCAGTTTCTTGAGCATAGTAAGTAGATGAACCATATGTATTTGTAATTCCTTGTATTGGAAAATTAGGTAGTGCTGTTTTATTATACTCAGTTGCATAAGGTAAATTAAAAACTCCTTGATCTAAATAGCTGGTTCTTGAAAGTGAACCAGTAGTCCAACAATCTTCTGAATAATTATAGGTTACACATCTGTCTATTTGAGATGAACCTGCTTTAGGGTAGAACCAATTAATTTCATTATATAAAGTATTGTGTTCTGCGTAAATAAGAGGACTTGAAGAATAACTAAGTCCTAAATTATTGCCCTTATCTGTAAATACAAAATCTTCAACTAAACATGGTATAGATTTTACAGTACCATCAAACATAAAAAATCCACCTTCACCCGACATCCAAAAGACAATACCATTAGAATAGCTTAATGCATTCTGTCCAATCAAACCACAGTTAGTACCCATTTGTCTTACTGAAAAAGTAAAAGGTGGACCAACGTATTGAATTACATAAGCTGCAAGATCTGTTAGAACTAATGTATAGTCTTTACCAGAAACTGCTCCAATAATTTCATTACCTTTATCTAACCTAAACGTCCCCGCAGTATTTGTTGCAGTGGGTTGATAAGTATTAAAATCTTCTTGGTTAGAAAATCTTATAAACATTGGATCTTGTGTTGTATTATCTCCAATAGTTGTCTCTGTTCCAAAATGAAATAAATGTCTGTCCCTATCTGAAACTTGTGTTAGTTTTGTTTTAGTAGGAGCATTAGCCATAACAACAGCTCTGTTTGCCCTTGGCGATGCTGCGCCTGCATTCCATGTAAATGTTTTACCATTATGAATAGTTGCTATTAATATTTGACCAAAATTATCTAAAGACCAAAGACCTGCATCTAAAGTTACACCACTAGTTGCACTTGC